TACAGTGCAGTCGAGCGTTCAGTATCTTGTTGTAGCCGGAGGGGGAGGCTCTGCTTATGGTGGAGGTGGTGCTGGTGGTTTATTAGAAGGAAGTGCGTCTGTAAATATCCATGAAACTCTTACAATCGATGTTGGATCTGGGGGGCAAGGCTACAACGTAGTATCTCAGCCTAACATTGATGGAGAAAATGGTGAAAACAGCTCCATTGCTGAATTGTCCCTAACCGCAATTGGTGGTGGTGGTGGCAGCTATGGTGGCGCTGGAAGTGCTGGTGGTTCTGGTGGAGGAGGTGGATATAATTTCAGCGTTGTCTCAGGAGGCAGCGGAACCAGTGGGCAAGGCAATGCTGGTGGAAGTGGAGGCGTAGGTGTTAATGACGCCAGAACTGGTGGTGGTGGTGGCGCTGGAAGTGCTGGTGGCAATCCCAGCGCCTCAGTTATGGGTTCGGGTGGCGATGGTGTCGAATCTTCAATAACCGGATCAGCCGTATATTATGCTGGTGGGGGAGGTGGAACAGCCAGAGCAGGCTCTGGAGATACTAATGGCTCAATTGGACTTGGTGGCGGTTCTGGAAATCATGGTGGTGGTGGTCACGTTCAAGGTAGTGGTGGCGCTGGAGTTATCATTCTTCGTTATTTAACCAGCGAATTTAGAAACATAACAACAGGCTCACCATCTACCAGTACAGATGGAGATTATACGATTATCACTTTCACTGGGGATGGGAGCCTAACGATATAATGGCAACGATAAAAGTTAAACGAGGAACAAGAAGCCAAATCAACACTGCAGCTTCTGCTTCTGGCTTGAATCAAGGTGAATTGTATCTGATTACTGATGAAGATATTTTGGCTGTAGGAACTGCAGCCGCAAGCTATACAGATGTAAACTCATCAAGTGGTGGCTCTGGCAGCTCATACATCGAACACAGTTCAACGGTTTCGGATTCGCTAGCGATCAGCAGTGGCACTAATAGAATGTATATTGGCAACTCAAGTTTTAGTAGTGGTGGAGTGACGATGGGAGGCTATTTAGTGATTAGTCACGGTTATGCAAATTTTACTGGTGCTTCAGCATTAAATGTTACCGGAACCCTAAACGTGATTTAAATATGGCAGGAGAGATTCAACTAAACAGTGTTACCTTGGCTACTGAATCCGGTGGCCTTATCAGTTTTGGAGGTTCGGTTCAGGCCGTTCCGCCTACAATCCCCAACTGGTATCTTGCAGAGCAGCAAATCACAGGTGGAAATGATGTAAGTGTTGGATTTTATGCTGGTTCTGGGACTGCACTTGAAAGAACAACAGTCAATATTCCAGCGATGCAACTACGAATCAACGCCACTGTTTACACACTTGCTACGGCAACCACACTTGATGCGGATACAACAGGTTCTTGGGCCAGTAACGAAACCTCAAAGGCAACAGCAGCAAACCGCAATGGTGAGGATGTCTATGTTTATGCGGTAGAACCAAGTTCTGGAACGACTCCAAATTTTTGTTTAAGTTCAAATTCTACCTATCCCAATGGAACGGTTGGAGGTGTAACAGCAAGTGCCACAAACTCTCGCAAAATTGGCGGATTCCACTGCCTCTGTGTTGGTGTTGGAACAATTAGTGGACATTCCCTAACAGGTTATCTAGAAGGCGATATTCTACCCAGAAGCGTCTGGACACAAGCCTCTCACCGTCCAACAGCAAGTCCAGAGGGGATGGTTTATGTGGGAGACAAATTGTGGGCAGACATCTATCTAGCAAGCAATACAACAACACTGGAATCGAAATACAATCAGACAATTGTGGATGGGGCAAGCAACCCAGATTATCACTGGTATAATTTTGTAGAGAGGTTTGCGGAAATTGAAAAACGATTGCCCACGCAAGCAGAGTTTATGGCATTGGCGATTGGGAGCAATGAAGAAACGAATATCACCGGATCAGCAGACCCTGGAACGACGGGAGGTCACAGTGACACAGCTAGTCGCAGAATGATCTCAAATATCGGCTGCGAGGATTGTGCAGGGGCAATGTGGCAGTGGTCTAACGAGACGGGATCTAACGGAGCAGCAGCTAGTTGGGCAGTTCAAGACACTGCCTCCGATGGAACGACATACGATGGAGCTAATGCTATCGGTCGGGGTCAGGGATACGCAGTGCCAAATCGCGGGCGCTTGGGCGGCGATTGGAGCAATGGCGCGATATGCGGGTCGCGTGGTGTCGGGTGGTATAGTTCGCCTTTGGCTCTCGACGACGGCCTCGGGTCGCGCGGAGTGAGTGCAAGTCTGTACTAATTTTAAAAAGGAAATATGCGAGGGATTCCAAAGCATTTAAATAGCAAATTTGATTACGAATACAGTAAAAATCAAAACCTGTCAGGTTGGGAAGCTCAGTACCAAGCGCTCTTAGATACCAGACAAAACTGGTTCAAAACAGGAGACTTAGCGCCAGAAGATGCAGGGATTACAGACGCTACCCACCGAGTCAGAACCGAAACGGATCTGGATGGTGCTACCATCAAATTCCAGCAAGAACTTCAGGAAGATCCCAACTGTAAACTATTTCGTTTAGGGTTCACCCAAGCTGAAGTCGAGTCAGCTTTAACCGTTTAACAAGGCCGAGCATGAAACTAATGCTTCTACTCCCACTCGCACTGTTTGCCTGCTCAGACTGGCCTACAAAGGACTCTCAAGAAAACGAGCAGAATCCGATAGAAATCAATATTGAGGTTCAGAACACACTAAACGACCCTGCAGATAATGATACCCAGAATGTGGACGTTGATTCAAACAGTGACTCGCAAAGCGATTCCAGCAGTGACAGTGATTCCAACAGTGAGGCAACCATTGATAACAGTACGGGATTGATTTACTACGAATTTCAAATGATTAACTAAGGCCGAGCAATGCCAGCAGAACCCAATTCCATGATTCAGTTAGTCCAAGACTTAGGCTTTGGGATGGCTTCTCTTACCTTCAGCGCTTGGCTGATTGTGTTTCTTCTAAGAGGTTTTGAAAAGGAGCGAAATATTTGGCTAACTAAGGACTCTGAAAGCGATATTCGCGTCAGCGAGCTATTACGGGAAAATTCACAACTTCAGCAGGCCACCACAGAAAAGCTCGCGAACCTTCAGGCCGCGCAGTCTCAGCAGCTTTTAGCAGTTCACGAAAAACTCAACACTACTTTGACGAACATGACCGTTGCCATTAGCGAGCTAAGTCAAAAAATGGATAATCTAAAAAAATGAAAACGATTCTCGCAGGCTTGGCTTTGCTGCTCGCGACATCAGCATTTGCTCTTCCTGTCGAGTACAAGACTTTGCACCTTGTTTCATGGGCTTATCAATGCTCACTTCGTTTGGCTCCCACCTATCAGATGCAAGGAATGACTTCAAATCTCGCCATGCAATCCGCCATTCAGTTGTGTTCTTGCGTGATTGACCATTATCGCGAAAATCACAGATATGTCGACCTTCAGCTTATGTCGTTACCTCAACGAGAAGCTTTTGGCGAAATGTACAGTCAAGAGTGTATTGATTACCCAGAAAAGGAGACTTGATGGCTTACGTTGATCATTCTGAGCATTTCTCACGCGACGAGCTGAAGTGCAAGTTTACTGGTGAATGTGGCATGTCCGAAGTCTTTTTGACGAAGTTGGAAACCTTGCGTCAGCATTATGGCAAACCTATCAGACTGACTTCAGCGTATCGTTCAGTTGAGCATCCGGTTGAAAGAGCGAAAAACAAAAACGGTTCAAAACCAAGCGGATATCATGTATTAGGACGAGCAGTGGACATAGCCTGCTGGAATGCAGATGGGGCAAGGCTCTTAGAAATTGGAATTCAGATGGGCTTGTTCGGTGGGTATGGCTTCAGTTTCACAGGCAGTCAAAGATTTCTGCATGTAGACGATAGAGAAGACGGTTTAATGATTTGGAGTTATTAAATGGAAATCTTTTTTGAATATTTCAATTCTGCTGTAGAATCCGGTGGCGTTGAGCTAATCTTAACAGCAGTAGGGTTGCCAATGGCAGCGGCAGGTGTGGGCGTTTATCGCAGAATGAGGAAGGCAAAGAAAATAAAAGAGGCAATCACTGGCGGATAGGCAAAACCGCCACTTAACGGAGGTGTCACAAATCGGTTGGAAGTGGCTCCCCAAGCTGGACTCGAACCAGCGACCCAATGATTAACAGTCACCTTAGTTCTTTCGGCTGTAGGCTAGACGAATGCTGGGCTTGCGGCTTTCGGTTTTTTTCTTTGAAACAGTGTTTTGTGGCGAGTTTCCTAGTTTATTGACGAGATCGACTTGCTGCAAATGGTCACTATTTA